CCGCCTCGCATTGCAGCAGAGCGCGCAGCCGGTGAAAGCTTGTTCAGGTCAGTCATGGTCGCCCCTTCAGCTCACGAACCGCCTCAACGATCATGTCCGGCTCGCTGTGGTTGTCGATGCCCAGGGCTTCGCAGATCTCGCCAATGGTGATGGCTGCGGACACAAGCATGCGGTTGTTGCGATCGGCGTCCTTTCGCAGCGCCTCAATCTCAGCCAGTTGCAGAAGCTCGCGCTCGGTTGAGCGGGCGACTTCGGCGCGGTGCTGGTCGCGCTCAGTGCGAAACCCTGTCAGCGTGTCGAGCAGTCGCGTGCCGGCCGCGTGCTCGTTGCGGTAGAGCGATTCCCACTTGTCATGGTCATGGTTGAGCTGGTCGCGATCTGCCGACCATTCCAGCCATGCGTCGAGGTCGTAGTCGCCCTTCATGCCGATGCGAAGTTGGTCATTCTCAGCGAGCAGAGCTAGGACCGCGGCGGGGTTGGCGGCGGCTACGTACCGAAGGCATGCGTCCTTTTCGGTATCGATGCTTTGGTATTCCAGTAGGGTGCCAAGGTCAACGTCGAACACGTAGCTGGTTCCCGGCGCGTATTCCGGGCCAAACCATGGGCCTTCGGGCGCAGCCTCAGCCAGCGCCTTCAGTGCGGTTTTATCAATGGTCATGCGTCATAGTCCTGTGTCAGTCGTTTAAGCGCTCGGTCGTGGAACACAATGCCAAACGTCTTTTGTCTGAGAATCACCTTTGGATCTCGCTCGCAGCCGTGCGGCATGAAGTGCCAGCAAGGCCAGCTCATAGCTTCTCGCCAGCGCTCACCATGGCGGGCATGCCAACCGTTTGAACCTTTGATCGGTGTTCTTGGTTCTATCGCTAGAGTTTCAGCGCCACAAACCTCACACTTCGCATTTCGTGGCGCGAGATTTGGCGCGGTCATTGGGATAGGCCTCGGGCGCGGTCGATGGCGGATTTGGCTTTATCAACCCCGTCGCAGTAGGCTTTGTTGATTTCATTTCTTTTGTTGTAATCAAGTCGGCCGTTTTTCATTGCCCACTCCAGCGCCTCAAGCAAATCCGGCGCGGCGGAGATTAGGAGCGCATTGGCTTTTGCGGTCTTATAGCCTTCATCTTCTCCGCCAAACTGGACTGTCGCAATTGCGCCAAAACCAGACTGAGACTCAGAAAAAATATATGCGCATCCACAAGCTGATTTATCATCAGCAAAGTGCGGAATAGACCAAGGCCCCTGCGTGTGCTTGCCAAATTCTTTTGAATCACTCATAGTCGTGCTTCCTCCGTTGTTAGTTGAGCCGCCCATCCCCAAGGCGGCTTTTTTTTGCGTGCAATTCAGAACCGGTTCAGGCCCTGAGCTTTTCGGGTAGCCGGAACAGCAGGCCTTCGGATTGTTGCGACAATGCTTCGACCACCTTTGACGATGAGCGCCGCGCCGCCTCTTGGATCATTTCCTTCAGTGATTCCGGGACTTCGCCCACTTCCTGCGGCTTGCGCCCCGTTACGGCATTGTTAGCCATGCCACCATCTCCTATTTAGGCCCTTAGGCGTTCTTTGTCTTCGAGCATTGCTTTCAATTCAAGCGCGCCCTGTGCCACCAGTTGCTGGATCAGTGCGGCCTTGGAGCATTTCAGTTTCTTCGCCAGCGAGGTGACGTCTTTGTTACCCATCAGCTCCACCCCCATCTCGACCAACTCTCTACCCAGCACAGCCGGCTGAAGCCCGAGCGATGCCGCGACCTGACATAGCCGCTCGTCGTGGTACGGATCAAAGCGCAGCGTTCTTTCTCTCAGCTTGCGGTGTTTTGGGTTGTCGTACATGGTTCGTTCCTCGGTTGTCTATGCGGCCTTTCGCGCTTTGCGTGCGGCCTTCTTGGTTTCTTTCGCCTCTTCGTCCGTGCGGCGCTTGGCTTCTGCCTCCATGGCTAGCTGTACGTGAGTCAGGCGAGACGTAGGAATATCATCCTTCCACTGGCACACCGTCGATGCGCCAAGACCCAGGGCGCGAGCTGCCGCCCGAACGCCGCCGAAAAACTCAATTACCTGCTTGCCTTTCATATGTAGCTCCTTATTGGGAATGTCGCCATGATAGCGTTCCAAAATAAAACTAACAACAGTTAAAAAAAGGTGTTGACGGTGTTCGCATCTGGTACGTATATTTCACCACATCGAAGCGCAGGGCCTTACGAGAACCTGCAAACAACGGAGAAAGCCCATGTGTAATTGCAAGCAGGAAACAGAAGCGGGTCTGGCTGAAGCGTTGCCAGATCAGCTCCCAGAAGGCCATGAAGGGCTAAGCGCCCGCCTGACTGGTTACGCAATGATGATTGGTGATGGCGTGATGCACCTGCGTCAGGTAATGCCGATTGCTGTAACGTATCGGGCGCCGACTAAAGCTGGCGTTATGAAAGAGAAAAAACAGTCAATGAGCATGCAAGCAAACTACTGCATGTTCTGCGGCGAAAAATACGAAAAGGACGCGGAATGAACAGCGTCTATATCGGTGATCGCCAGCTAGACCCGGACGCCGAACGCGAATGCCCGTACTGCTTCGGGATCTTCGGATCTACTCACGCACTTATAAGGCATGTACCAACCTGCCCAAAGAACGATGTCGAACCGGAGGAAGAATGAACAGGCACGATCAGGCGGTAGATATCATCGAGGCCCGGATTTCAGCGCTGATTAAATCCAGCTCTGGAATGCTTCACGGCGAAACATCCATGGCCATCGAAATGGCCTACACGCTCGGGGCGATTGATATACATCTGCACCGGCACTACGTCGCACGGCTCGGCAAGATTATTGAACGCGAGCAAATCGAATTGATGCGGAAAATTGGGGTGAAGGTATGAGCAAGATTAATTGGAGAAATGCGCCTGAATGGGCGAACGCAGTAATCAAGTCGAAGGACGATCAAGCGTTTTATGTCTCGCAGTTTGGCGGCATCTCCGCTCGCCAGCGGATCGGTTATTCGCAAGTCGATAACGACGCGAGCGCGGACATGATTCATCCGCATGACTGGACGCTCGTCGAAACTCGCCATCCGGCATGGTCAGGCAAAGGCTTGCCGCCAGCCGGAACCGTGTGCGATCACCGTACGGGGAACGGCATGAGTTGGAGCCAAGCAACAATTCTGGCGCACGGCGAAAAGAAAGTTTTCTATCGTGACCGTGACGGCCATGAGTGGACACTCCTCTATGACGAGATCGAGTTTCGCCCAGTCCGCACTCCAGAGCAGATCATCGCGGATCGCGAGCGCGAAGAACGGATCAAGTCCGCACAGGCGTGGCTTCAAGGAATCGCCCAAGAGTATGGGAAGGATGCCGCTGACAAGTGTGAAGACATATTAATGGAATTCGAAAATCGCAAGCAGGAGGCAAAATGAACACCATGACCCTAGCCTTCACCCACAAGTCATGGCTTGGCGCTCTGTCGCTGGCCTATGACGCAGGGGTCGAAAACGTTCACGCCTGGACGCAGCGGGCTTGCCTGTGCGGTGAGTGGACTGTGACCTACTTGGTAAAATCATGAGCGGCTGGATAAGCGTAGAGGATGCGCTACCAGCGCCAAACAAGAAGGTTTTGGTTTGCCGGGTTGGAAAGACTCGGCATCAGCCGTTCATGGCGATCCGCAAGAATCGCCAGTACAAGCCGTGGGAATACACCGACGGCGATACTTGCCACACGCGCATCACTCACTGGCTCCCAATCCCGGACATACCCGAATGACCGGCTACCAACGGGCCAAGCGCTATGCCTTCTGGCGAGGAAGTGCAATCACGCTTCTCGCCTGTTCCGGTTTCATGCTTGCCAGTGCGCTGGCTGGCTGCATCACTGGATGAACGAACAGGTTGTTAGAGGCGGATGGATTGCTTATAGTTCGTCCTGTTGGCGCCCGTGAGACGGCAAAGACGAACGCAGACCAATAGCCGGGATATGAATCCGTTGTGCACTACCTTGTGGGCTTTCGATCTTATGCTTTCCCGGCATTGGTCAGATCGAAAGGCCCGTCTCACCAAGGTAGTGCAGAACGGATTTTTTTATGGGTGATCGAAATGTCAGAAGCAAACGAAGTTGCTGTTGTTCCATCGAAAGAAAACGCCTTGTCGGTGTTCCAGGCCTCTAATGGCCTCGACCCATACCTGGCGAAGATCCGCGAAGAGATCGACGGCTTTGTCCCGGACATCACCAGCGTCAAGGGTCGTCAGGCAATCGCCTCTATCGCCCACAGCGTTGCCCGCTCGAAAACGGCACTGGACAACATCGGCAAGGAGCTGGTCGCCGAGCTGAAGGATGTGCCGAAGAAGATCGATGCCGAGCGTAAGCGGATGCGCGACCTGCTCGACGCGTGGAAGGATGAAGTGCGCAAGCCGCTGGACGACTGGCAGGCCGCCGAGGATGCGCGGGTTGATAAGCACAATGACGCCATCGCCCGCCTGAAACTATCCGCCGAAGCGCTGGAAGGCATCACCGCCGAGGATCTGGCTGACCGCATCGCCAAGGTCGAAGCCATCACCGTTGGCGAGCAGTGGGAAGAGTTCGAAGCCGAGGCGCACCGAGCCAAGGCCAAGGCTATCGAAGCGCTTGGCACGTCGCTGGCGAAGCGTGAGGCATACGACGCCGAGCAGGCTGAACTGGCAAAGCTGCGCGAAGAGAAAGAAGCCCGCGACAAGAAGGACAACGAAGACCGTATCGCCCGTGAAGCTGCCGAGAAAGCCACCCTCGAGGCTGAAGAAAAGGCTCAGCGCGAGCGTGAAGCGAAAGAGCAGAAAGCCCGTGACGACCAGGCAGCCGCCGAGAAGCGCGAAGCCGATCTGAAGCTGCAGGCTGCGGAATCAGATCGCCGCGCCGAGCAAGCAAAGCGCGAGCAGGTCGAAGCCGAGCAAAAGGCCGAACAGGATCGCATTGCCGCCGTGAAGCGCCAGGAAGAAGCAGTAGAGCAGGCGCGACTTGATGAGCAGGCCCGCCAACAGGCAGCAGCGGACGAAATCATCCGCCAGCAGAAAGCCAGACAGGCCGACATGGCGCACAAGTCAAAGATCTTGGGCTCCGCGAAGGAAGCAATCATGTCGATGAACATATCCGAGGAACTGGCCAAGGCCATCGTCCTGAAGATCGCTCGCGGCGAAGTTCCGAATATCGTTATCAACTTCTGAGGAATTTTCAATGTCACAAGAAATCATCATGCCGCCAGAGCGAACCCAGTCAGTCGCCCTGCACCAAGACCAAGAAATCAGCATGCTCGCCACCATCAGCCGGCTCGCCCTCGATCCGCGCTGCGATATGGAAAAACTTGAACGCCTAATGGCCCTTCAGGAACGCATGGAAGCCAAGAGCGCAAAGGAGGCATTCAACGCTTCCTTTGCTGAAATGCAATGCGAAATGCCGTCTGTCACCAAGCGCCGTAAAAACACGCATACGGGCAATACGTATGCAGATCTTGATGATATCAATTATTCAGTTCGCCCGGTCATGGCTAAGTTTGGCTTCGGTGTGTCGTTCAAGATCGTCAACGAGGCTGCTGGAGTTACCGTTATTGGCATCCTTATGCACAAGGACGGCCACCGAGAAGAGGCCTCTATGCGACTCCCGCTGGATACTGGAAAAGGCCGAAGCGCCGTGCAAGAAGTAGGATCGACCACCACTTATGGCAAGCGCTATGTCATGTGCGCTCTGTTGAACATCACCAGCGGCGACGACAACGACAATGACGGGCATGTCGATGATGCTCCACAGCTTGTCACCCCGGCCCAGGCACGGCAGGTGCAGACACTTCTGGATAAGTGCAGCGAAACCGTACACGCCAACTTCGAAAAAATGTACGGCGACCCTGGACAGATCGCGAAGTCCGCGCTTGACGGCGTAATTGCCGGCCTCAACAACTCAATCTCCAAAGCCAAAAAACAGGAAGCAGCACAATGACCATGCAAATCATCAAAGATCTGGAGCAGGGCAGCGCGGAATGGCTGGAGATTCGTATGGGCATTGTGACCATGTCGAACATGAGTGCGCTGCTGGTGAACGGCAAGGGCGAGGAAGGTTTCGGCGCCGAGGCCTTCACTTACATGAACACGCTGATTGGCGAGCGCATCACCCAGGAGATTGCCGATCCGTTCACCGGTAACCGTCACACCGAGCGCGGCCACGAGCTTGAGCCGAAAGCCCGCGCCTTGTACGAGATGCAGACCGACCATTCGTGCGAGCAAGTGGCGATCATCCTTAACCACGGGTGCGGCTATAGCCCGGATTCATTAGTGGGAGCGGACGGCCTGAATGAAATAAAGACCAAGCTGCCCAAGTACCAGGTTGAGCTGATCCTGTCCGGCGAAGTGCCTAAAGAGCACCTGGCCCAGTGCCAGGGTGGACTCTGGATTTCGGGCCGAGAGTGGATCGACTTCATCAGCTACTGGCCTGGCATGCCGCTGTTCGTGAAGCGCCTTCACCGCGACGAGGCGATGATCCGCAAGATGGCCGAGCGCGCCAAGACCTTCTATGAACTCCTTGAAGACCGCATGAATCGCGTTCTGGGGATCGAGGCATGATCGATAATCAGATCCTAATTAGCACCCACCGGCAGGCACGACTGGAGGCGGCGCAAGCCGCTTTCTTCCAATCAGGCGGGAAGGTCGAAGAAGTGGCCGGCTTCGAATTCAGGCCGAAGCCGCCGCGCAAGCATCCAGAGCCTGGCGAGAAAAAGCCGAAGGGCATCCATCAGCGCGGGGCTCGACTGGAGCGCAGCAAACAGCGCTCAGCACTCATCGCGGAGATGGCCAAGACCATGACGTGCCGCGAAGTGTCGGCAGCCGTAGGGATGGCGCAAACCACGCTGTGGACCATGGCGCAGCGCGAGGAATTTAAGTTCCTTCCCGACACCATGGGCAAGCCCAATGCTAGGTCCGATGATGCCAAGCTGATCGAGCGCATCACCGCCCTGCGCGATGTCGGGTTGACGCGCCACCAGGTGGAAAAGCAGATGGGCATCGGCAGCGGCACGTTGCGCCGGATCATCGATGACTACGAAATCGAATTTCCGAAGTTCAGGAATCGCACGAAGGCGCGATCTGAAGAAATGCCTAAATCTCTCCTTGCGTGACAAACATTGTTTGTCTATAGTTCGCACATGCCAGCCATACCGGCTCGGCAGAACGGGGTTACGGATATGACGAGACAAGGCTATTGCGAAGGTGACACCTGCGGGCGGGAAGGCTGCGAAGGCGTAATACAGATGCGCAAGGCAGTTAATTGTAGTTGCCATATCAGCCCGCCTTGCTCGGCCTGCACCGCCCCTAGGAATCATTGTGATTCGTGCGATTGGGACGAAGAAGACGAAGAAATTCCAGCTCCAGAACCGTACACGGGCAAGCCATGGAATCCAGAAGAGCCACGCCCACTTGATCCAGCGAAAGTTGACTGGCGGTATATCCCGCACACGCACTTCACCATGATCAAGGAAGGCGTCTACCCGCTGTATATGACTCGTGCCGAAGTTGAAAAGGAAGTGGCCGGCACATTCGGTGGACGCTTTGAGTACTTCAATGGCGGTAAATTCAAGTACGTCGCCTACACAGATTGATCGGACGCGCCAATGAAACCCGACGCAACCAAATACAACCCGGACGCCGACTACCTGCGTGACCTGCTGAGGCTCTCGGGCCTGTCCCAGCGAGCAGCGGCCGCGCAGATCGGTCTATCCGCTGCCGGCTTTCAGAACTACATCCGAAAGCCGAACGATCCGCTGTATCGACCAGCACCGTACACCGTGCAGTTCGCGCTTGAATGCCTAACTGATCTAAGGAGCTGACCATGGCTATCAAAAGAAAGCCGCACAACTTCAAAGCCCGTATGGAGCGAGCGGCACGGGCGCTGCTAAAAACGAACTACGCCTGTGTGGCGAACGTCGAGCCGCCCGACCGACAGATCATGCTGCATTGGAAGAACTGCACGCAGATCCGTAGCCAGGCCGTAGCCAATGCCCTGTGCGATATCGCGCACCGCTGGACGATTTACATCAGCGTGTTTTGCGAAACCCCGGCCGGCGAGCAGTACAGCAAGTCGATTCAGTTCACCACGGACGGCGTGCATCTGGTCATCAACCTGGCTGACCACATGGAGCAGTACCACGCCGAGCTGTGCGCCAGCGCTAACCGAACCCACGTCATTGGGTCTGGATGGATTTCTGTTCCTGACGCCATCGATCTATCAGAAGAGCAGGCGGCCAAGGTGTTTAAAACCATGGGCGCCTGGACGAACAAGAGAGCAGCATGAAGCGCATCAGTACAGCAGTCCGCACCCGAAAGCGGGCCGAACAATTCCACTTGCCGCCGAGCGGCCTAAAGGAGGCCGCCCATGGCTTTGACCCAGCAACAGCGAGACGAGAAACGCCGCGAGAAGGCCATCAAGCTTCAGGAAGAGGATCTACGCCTAAAGGTACGCCCAGGCACCAAGAAGGCCTTAGCTGACCTGATGGAGTGGGCAGGTATCGAAGAGCAAGGCGAGGCCCTGACGCTGATGATTCACCATCTGCACGCGCTGGGCTCTGGTGGGGCGAGGCCCTTATTAGATCCGCCGCGCCACAACATCGACGTATCGCCAATCGTGGCGCGAAACCTTGATCAGGCCTATCAGCGTGAAGCGCTGCGGGTTTGCCACGACGAGTAATTTTTCATAACGGACTATCGGAGGTTTGAAAAATGAGTGAAGTGAAGAAGTCTGTAGAGCACATGAGCACTGGGCGCCCTGAAGCCGGCGCGCACTACGCCGCCCTATATAACGAGGCGCAGTTTGAACTGGCTGCGCTGCGGGAAGAGCTGGCCTTGATCGACAGCTACTGGCGTCCATCGCTGGACCGCGCAACTTCGGAACTGACAGCCACCGAGCAGCGGAATGCGGAGCTTGAAGCTCAAGTTGATCATAAGAACAAAGGTATTGAATTTCGGGACGTACTGATTAATGCGGTTCGCATGTCTTCGAAAGAACTTCTGATGGCATGGGTTCCTTCTGACTGGGAAGCCAAGCGCGCGTGTCTTTTGAGTAACGCACAACCCACCGAATCGGGAGCAAGCGAATGACTCATGCCGAACGTTTCCACATAAAAACTCGTGCAAGGCAATGGGCGGCCGCGATCATCGACAACCTAGAATACCCGCATGGTGCAGAGTTTGACGACCTCGAAGGCGAGCCGCTTGAGCTTTTCATGAAAGAGCTGAAAGCCATCTCCGACCGAATCTATAAGGAGCAAGCGAATGAGCAGTAAAATTGAAGTCTCGCGTGAGTTGCTAGAGCGTCTCGACTGTGGAAGGAACATGAAAGTTGCACTTGATTCGCTGAACGAACTTCGCCAGATCCTCGCCGCCCCTGTCGTCGAGCGCAAGCCGGCAGCGTGGTCCTACAAAGAATACGTATGGGCGACGGGGTTGGGAGGGAGCGTTTGGCGTGACAAGTTAGAACGTGAGGCGCCGGACGCTGACGTGGCAGATGTTAAAGAGGTAACACCGCTCTATGACGCCCCGCCCGAACTCGCCGAACTGCAAGCCACCATCGCACGGCTGACGGTGGAGAACGAGCGACTGCAACGCAGCAACGACGATCTGTCGGCATCAGTTAAATACTGGTTCAATGCCAAAAAACAAGCTCACGAACAGACGGGCATTGAATGCGAGGAGACGCCGTATCAGCCGAAGGGCGATTGGTCATTTGAACGGCTTGAGAGCGGGGAGATCATAATCCGCAACGGGAAGGACTGGACAGTTATAAAGTCTGGCAGAGGACCCGCCTACGAGCAGTTCCTTTACAGATTTTGCGAATACCAAATGAAGGCTAGCCCGCTAGCTCTGCCTGATCCGCACGGCAAGCAATCCAACCTGAAAGACACCCAATACGCCATGGGCTGGAACGCCTGCCTAGACAAGGTCAAGGAGCTGAATCAATGAGCAAGCTCTACCGAACCGCCGAGGTACGCCGGAACAGCTCGCCTACGCCAGTCCTTGAGCTGAACCCGACTTGCGAGTATTGCGGCCGGCACCGGTCGCACGGAAGCCACGCGGCCTGCTCGAAGAAGCGCCAGGCAAAATATCAAACAGGGAGACAATCATGATTATTCCATTCTGCGCAATCGCCTACATGGGCTGGATGATTTATTCGGGGCCAAAGCAATAACCCACAAAAAAGCCCGCGCAATGCGGGCCCCTTCTGAACTACCTAGGATTCCTAGGTAGTTGCCTACCGGGCGTTATGGACAAGCTAAAACCATCACAAAGGAACGTCCGTATCACCCTCGTACCACGACAGGAAGTAGTCGATATCGGCGGTTCCGCTTCCGGTATTTTTGAACTCCACCAGGTAGGTGCTGTTCGCCTTGAGAATCCTGTCGCCGCCAGGGGCCAGGCCGGAACCTGCGCGCTGACCCGCTGCTGACTGGCTGAATATCCGCTGCGGATCGCCCCAAGACGTACCGTTGTTTCCGGCTGTCACGCCTCCCTGCACAGCTACAGTGGTCGCCACCGGGGATATGTCGTTGAAGTTCTGAGGGATAACCGGAGAGCCGCCCGTTACGGCTGAAGGCTGCTTGAAGACCTGAATCTGAAATCGCTCGCCGTTGCCGTACATTTCACGCGCCTTGATTAGAGCCTTCTTGGATCCGGTCGTGAATAACAGCTTGTAGGTGCCGGTCGTGGCTGGAAGCTGGGGCAAGTTATGCTGGATGTAGAACTGCAATCCATTCTTGACGTTGAAGCCTACATAGCTTTCGGTGCACATCGCCGCCAGGCCATCATAAAGACCTTCCGGCGTTTCGTTCTGGCTTACCCATGCGACCGGATTAGCACCGCCGACAAGCCCCGCAAAGGTGACTCGCACCGCATCAAATACACCGTCTGCGCGAACCTGGAGAAGTCCGCTCGTAATACTGACAGCGCTCGCCTTGCTAAGGGTAGCCCAGCTTGTAGAGCCCGGCTCTCTGGTGGCTATGGAGACGGTGCCAGCACCCGGCGCTGTGCCGAAGTTGACGGTGATTTGCGAGCTGCCGATTGTGCTGCCGAGAATCGCGAACTCTTGCGCGCCGTTGGACGGCGAAAGAACCTTGCTAGTTACCATTTTCTATCCCTCGATAAGACGCTTCGCAATTCAATCCACGGATTCTGCCTTCATCAGCATAGCTCGCCAAATCTCCCGCTCTTTCATCAGCGCGCTTGAACAGCTCGGCAAGCACCAGGACGGCGCGGCTTGCTGCTTGGCTTGCTGCGGCAGTACAGGAATGGCTGCTGGCTTGACTTGCGGCACGGCTGGCGACTCTATCGACGTCGTTGCGCAGGCCGTCAGCAGTAGCGCGAGCGCTGACAGCATCAGCAGTTGCAGAATCAATGGCTTTCTGACCATCTTGGATCACCTTGTTGATTGATTGCTGTCGGGCTTGCTCCTCGGCGCGCTCGGCAACTTCGGCGTCGGCCAGCGCTCGGCTGTCGGCGGCATCACGGCCAGACCATCGCGCTTGCCACTCGGCATCCATGGTTGTTCGGCCATGGTCATAGGCGGCGCACAGCACGGCGCCGACGATCACGATAATCGCCAGCGCTCCTGCCGCCTTGCCCCAGATCACGCCAGCACCTTCAGCGCTCGCGCATAGAATTCCTGTCGCTCGGCCAGGCCGTTCAGTCCGCCGTTAATTCTTTTGCATATCCCGGTTTCATCCCCGACATCCGCCAGCGCATTCAGGTTGCGCGAATTCCAGAACCACGCCGCCGACTTGCAGGCCCACTCGGCCTGCTCCAAAAGCTCGGGCGTACTCAGCAGGCGGTTGTCCCCGAACAGGGCCTTGCTGCACGCCAGGTAGTTGTCGCGCCCGGTGATTTGAATCAGGCCGCGCCCTCGGTATTTCTGCCCGTCACCGTCGGCCTCTGGCGTGTTGCCCAAGCGTTTGGCCAGTGGACCGGTGTCGTACTTGCTCAGGTACTGGTCGCCGCCCAGCTCCTTCACATAGCGGAACTGGCCGGACTCATGCCCGACTTGGGCGATGAATGCGGCCATGCGCTTCGGCATGTTGATTTGATAGAGGTCCATGGCCAAGTTCAGCGCAGACGCAAAAACGCCTGCTTGCTTGCCGGCATTTGGGAGGATCTGTAGCAGCTGCTGCGCGGTGATTGGCATGGCTTTCTCCATTTAACTGTTTAGATATGCGGTAGTGCTTGGCTGTATCGACAGCGACGACACCTTGGCGCCCGTTATCTTATTGCAAACGATCCTGTTAGATGATGCGTAACCTCTCTCGTAATTCCATTCAGCAATGCCGTAAAGCATCTTAGAGGGTGCCGCATAGTACCCGATCACATTTCCTTCAATATAGTTGCTATTGCAGTATGTCCCGTACAGCACAATACCAGCTGTGAAAGCCTCTGGCAGGGCGCAAGGGTTAATAATGAAGTTGTGGTGGACATGATTATCCACGGCATTGCCCGCAACGGCGATGCCTGACTTCCCGCAACCATTAACCGTATTGTTGTAGACTTGGTTGAGGTTTGCATAAGACCTTACAGGCGCCACATTTGGTGGGTACACAGTTTCGCCAGAGATTGATATTCCAAAGTCTACGGATTTGCCAGTATCCCACCGCGCATCGTTATCGTGAATCCTGACGCTGCCGCTGTTGGTTATTTGATACGCTTCAAGTGTCGTGTTGTAGGCTTTATTGCCTGAGCAATCACCGCCATCTGTTTCGTAATAGCTGACCCCAAAGCATGGCGCGTTTTCAACGTACCCAAACTGCACGTCGTTATTAACGCCCTTGTAGATCTGAATGCAATGGTCTGCGCCGGGCGAGGATAATTTGTGGTGTCGGGTCTTGGTCCTGATACCGTATTCGTGCCGGATACATTCAACTTTGGCAGACGGGACTTCAATGTAATCGAATATGCAGTCGGTGCAGCTCTGCGAGTAAACCCCAAAACTTTGCCCGACATTAAGAAATACGATATTGCTTAATGTGCTGCCTACAGAGCTTTGAATATTCACGCCGATCAAGGAAGCGCAAGCCGGGTCGATATCTATCGCAATGTTCCGCAATTCGACGTTGTTTGTGGATATGGCACTAACAAGCGCGCCCTGCACCGTAGCGCTTCCAGATGCTTTTAAAACCGTGCCACGGCCTTCGCCGAACACTCTATGTCCTGGTCTGAGTGTGATCGGCTGGTCAACGTAAACCCCAGCCGGAATCAAGACGTTTAGGGATGCGTCGAGCGCCTCCTGCAAACATGGGTAGTCTGAAGCATTAATCATTAGTGGGCTCCATGTCGGCTGGCCATTTGATTGTGACGGGGGCTGCAAATTCCCAGCCCCCGTCAACTTCTACTGCTGTCCAACGTTCAGCGGGAGCCGGGGCAACATCGGTCACGTCAACCCACGTCATTTCTTCGTGAAACATGGTTGTTATGTCGCCGTCCGCGGGAAACAAGTAATGCACTACGCCATTGGCGATGTATGCGTACACCCTCATCATGCGTACTCCCAAACAATCACTTTCCCATTGTCACCGGCGTTGCCGGTTTTGGCGGCAAGGCTTGGCGTGTTCGCAGTGGGGGCTCCACCTAGCCCGCCTAGCTCGGCCTGGCCGGGGTTCCCCACGAATAGCGAGGTAGGCGCCAAGGATATGGTGAGTGTCCCGCGCAAGCCGATAGCTGACTTAATAGTGCCGCCGCTCGGGGCCGCAGTACTATTCATGCTGACTTCATATACCGCGCTAGACGGACCGGCCGTTGGGCCGCCGATCCCTCCTGGAGAACTAACGAGAGCGCCAAACGACGAAGGGCCTCCGTTGTTGCCGGGCGCGCCGGACACGCCAGTCCCGCCAGCCCCGACCGTAATCGTGACCCCTGCGAAGGATGAAAGAATCAGAGCCTCTGCGTATGCCCCTGCCCCGCCAGGCGCGCCGAGCGACGAGACGCCGGCACCTGTGGCTGGCGCGCCACCACTTGCAGCACACGCGCCCTGAACCCCGGAAATCACCTTGGTTGTGCCCGCCGTCGGCGTATAGGTGAAGGCGCCAGGCGTGCTGAACACTTGGATGTTGAGCAGGCGACCGACCGCCTGACCAAGCTGCATGGCGTGCTGGCTTTGGGTGGCTGGAGCAACTTGCTCTGCGGCACCAGTGCAGAACAGCAGGATATACGAGCCGCCGCCAACCGACGTATTCCACTGCACCCATGCGTCACCGTTGGCAATCAGTTCGCCACCTTGCAGTGCGGTTTGAGCGCCGCCCACCAGCGCTACGACACCCACCCCATCGTTGAGGGTGGAAGCGCCGTTGTTGGTCGTCTTCACCTTGAACTTCAGGACTTGGCCTTCGAGGCGCACGGTAATCGCCGGGGTGAATGCGCAGACGTAGGTGTTGGCGGTGCCGGTATCAATGGCAAACCCAGCCTTGTCACGTTGCTGGCGAGCACGCAGTGGCGTCATCAGCTTGGTGTTGTCAGTCCCGGCTTCGGCTTCGGCTTGGGTTGCCTGCGCGCCTCGCAGTTTTGCGGGCGTGACGATCCGGGCGTCATCTGCGCCGGTCGTGACTTCGGCTTGCGTGGCAATTTCGGCGATGCCGGAAACGGTCTCGGACGCCTGAACCTGAGTGTTGCGCCCAGCATACAGACCCCAGCTAACCCCGATGGCCGCTGGCGTGGTGTTGAAGTTGGCTGTGTTGGTGTTCACCAGGCTGACGTAGGAGTTCAGGCCGTCGTCGGCTTGGATGACGTCGCCAATCGAGTAGCCACCACTGGCCGTAACGTATGCAGTTGACCACTTGTATTGGCCGCCGCGACCAGTGAACACGGTATGTTCGCTGATGGCGTTGAGCACGCCGTTGAAGTCTTGGCCTTTCGGAGGAATGCCGCCCGCCCCCAGCGGGGTCATGGTGACTAGAGGGAAGCCTTCATCCCACGTCGCCTGTTGCGGGTCATCGCCAGGGCCGCGCGTTTCTGGAATCGGGTCGATAGTCCCCGGCGCGGCGTTTTCGCCGAATGGGGTCAGGATCAAATCAGGCTGCATTGTAGAAAACTCCTTGGCCGAATGGCTGCAATCCAGACCCGTAAAAACCGAAAAGACCGGCCGGATCGGCGCTTATGATGATGCTGATTTCAACGCCGCACGGGCGCGGAAGAATGTCGGTTTCGTAAACAAGGTGATGCTGGTAGGGCGACAACTCAAACTCAAACACGTAGCGCATCTGCATATGACCGGTGATCAGGCAATAGCACGGCTTGTCGAACATGGCGCGCATCAGTGCGTTGATGTTGGGCGCGGTTGCGTAGGCGATGTTTGACAGGGCCTTCAGCAGGATCAGTTCGCGGTAGGCATCATTGGCCAGCTCCCAAGAATCCGAACTGCTTCCGGGCGCGCTAAAGGGGCGCTCGTTAAACGGATAGAAGCCATCCTCAAACCCGAAGTACTCGCCGGACGGGTTAACGAACGTCACCGTCCGGCCGATGCCGACAATCCGGCCCCAGATGTCCAGGCCGTAGCTGTTGGCGTTCGGGATGTCCATCACCAGACGATAAAAATCACCGGTGAACTTGGCGGGATCTATCGCCGACCACAACCCTGTAATGATGCTCATCAGCCTAGGGCTGTTGGCATACTGGCTCATAATCGTTTTTTCGATCATATGCCCACCAGCGTGACGTTGGCGGTCGAAGTCGTTGGGTACTGATCGGCGCCGAAGCGCTTGAACTCTTCCCACACTACGCCATCAGTGGATAGCTCCAGCTTGACCGGGCGAAGCAATGCGCTATCCAGATTCAGCAGGTAGTTGGCGCCGACCACCAGGCCGCCGATCCGGGCGCGATACTCGCCGGACTGGAAATCGGCGACGATCTGCGCCTTGGCGGCTTGCGAGTTGGCGTAGGAAATGACCGAGGCGTCTACAACGGTCAGTCGCAGAGAAACCGTGACGTGAGCAGGCCGCTCAAGCTTGACGATGTACTCCGGCGAGAAGGCGCTGCCGCTGTCTTCGTCTCGCCAGATGATCGACGTGTTGCCCACGAATGAGCAGCCGGTCCCGCCCTTCACCAAAATCATCTTGGCCAGCTCTTGGTCATCGCCGCCCACCACCGACACCAGCAGGCTGTTGCGGATCATCGGGTAGTCCGTCTCGCCAATGACGATCGATGCGTCCGTGGGGTTATCCGCCACAAACACGTCAATTACACCGGCCAGGTTGCCCACGGCGCCGCGCACCGAGGCGTTCATGTTCTTGCTGTTGGCTGCTACCGACTCATAACGGCGCGTCTCGAAGTTGGATCGGGACTCCTGATTAGAACCTGCTGCCGCGGCGTCCGGGTTTTCGACGCGGTCCAGGCCGTCGATGGTTTCCTTGAAGGTGGTGATGGTCAAAGGCGCGGCCTGAATAGGGCCTGAAGTTGTACACAGGGCAGCTACCAAGCCAGCGCCCACGGTTGACGCGGCGGCGACTTCCCACTCTAAACCGGCATCATCGACGATCAGATAGCCTTGCGGAATGACCGTGCCGCCAATGCCGATAAAGTCCAGCATGGCGATGGATCGGGTAGCGAGCTTTCGCGTCAGGAAATAGACGGCGCCCAAAGCCTCCTGGAACTGACCAAACGCATAGCGCGGGTCGAAGTTGTTGCCCAGCGCGATCATGGCGCTGTTCTGGTTATCGATGGTCGCCGTCAGCGACGTGACCAGCTGTCCCTGCGGCGTGCGCGCATCTTCGTTCAGGTCCGAGCCGAAAGCGCCGCGCATGATCTCCCACAGGCCGGATGTGACCGCCTCGCGTGTTGGGGCGACCAGGCCGATGTCGGTGATCTCGATGACTGGAATCATAGTTGTATTTGCCCGGTCTGATTGTCTTCGTTGGTGAACAGGATAGCGCCACCGGCCTTGCGCCCGGTAAGTTGTAGCTGGGCACTGGCCGACACTATGCCGGCGACCGACTTGGCCGCCGTCTCCAGGTGCATCTTGTACAGCGACAGCGGAAAGCCAAACTGCCCCAATACGTTTTCAAAGTAGAGGATGCCGGTCGCTTGGTCATAGTACAAATCGCCCAAGAAGGTGCGGCAGGCGCTAGCCACGTCCTGAGCCTGCTGATAGATCTCACTGGCCACAGCAATGTTACCAGAAGAATCAAGCGCCAAGTCCCATGTATCCGGCAGAAGAAATAGGGTGTTCATTCCATTGGCACGCTCGGCGTTGCGCCGCCAGTTGGGGTATGTCCGATGTGCGCGTTATATTGATCGCGCATGTCTTGCATGCTGCTGGTGTGATCGGTGATGTCGCCGGTCGAGGTGATCGGGCAGTTCACCTGAAGCAGCGTGGCGTCGATGGTCACGGCGGCCGTGGCTTTGATGTGGATGCCGCTGTCGAGGAACTGAATCCACTGCGACGGCGCGCCATTCAGCAGGCCGCCCAAATACAGGCCGTCCGACACGTCATGCGTGCGCAGACTTGGCGGCGGACCTTCGGTCTTGTTTTGTTTGGTGACAGTGATGTCGCGGCGGGCAAACGCGGCCAGCCCGATGTCACCCGGCTTAGGATCGATGATGATCGCGTTCGCGCCACCCTGCAGGCGGAAGTAGGGCAGGTTTTCCATCGGCACATTGGGAATGCCCTGATTGTTGCCGTCCATTTGCTGGATCAGGTCGGTCGCCGACAGAAAGCCCACCGGTCCAGTGCCGCCTGCCTGCACTTCTCCCACCTTGACCAGCGTGATGGTGTAGGCGCGACCGATCAGTCTTTCAAGGATGAACTCGGTTTCCAGTGGTCCGCCCGATGAATCCTCGGCGCGAAACGGCTTAGCGACTGATGGCGGCATTGTTGGGCTCGTTGTGAGTGGCGCGAATGTCCATGAACCAGTTACCGCCTGGCACTTCGGACTCTAGGTTTAGTGTAACCCCGAACACCCGCCAATCGCCATTGCATGTCTCCATGATGGAGTCAGCAATGCGGATGACGCCGCCGAAGCGAATCGCGGGACTGTACAGGCAGCGCACGTCAACGCCCTGCATCGTCGGGGCCGGATAGCCAATGAGGCCGTTGCCAGGGCGTAGCGTGGCGATAGGGATGTCTCTCGCCCCACCTTGAGGCGCAATGCTGATTCTCTTCTGCTCGACGTACAGGTCGATCTGGTAGCGCTTGCACAGGGCGCGGATCTTGTTCAGGTTAGTATCGGTCAGGGTGACGTCTTTCATCGTCAGCGAATCGGGGACGCCGTTGTTTTCCAGTTCGTAACCCATCTCCGCCGCGATGGTGCTGAGCGCCTGTACCACAGGAGTTTCACCCTTGAACGTGATCGGCGTAGCGGCGGTGTACATGTCGAGGATCGACGTCGAGCTGGTGATACGAAACGCCACGTCGGGCGCGTTGCTCATGTCCACGTAACCGAAGGTAATGTTGCCCTCGTAGACCGTCGTCAGTTCGCCGCCCTGTTCGCCGGCCTCGACCTTGATCATGTTCTGCATGCTACGAATGTCACGCCAGCGGATGCGCATCAGCTTGAGCATGGCGGGCATGTTGAGGCCGTAGATGATGACCTCGGCCGTCGGCACCACTGACCCGTTTCCGAAGTTGATGTTGCAGATCGTGCGCAGGCTTTCAGTGACCAGCGGGTTGCCCTGGGCGAAGGTATCGCCGACCAGGGTGATGGTGGTCCTGATGATCTTCTTGTTCATGCCTGCAATCCCATCAGCAGCCAGCGCGAACCGAGGCCGGTGTATTCCGGGTCATCCGTGCCCAGCGTGTCGGCCAGCTGCAAGTCGAACCCGACCGGAGCATAGGCGCGCAGGGCGCGATTGCGCAGCACATATGCGCCCGCTCGAAATATCGAGATGTAAATGTTTTCGAGCCGGGTCTCCACGTCAATAGTGTACGACTCGTCATTCAGCACGAACGAAACCGACTGATTGGGGATCGGCTGTAGCGGGATATTCATCAGTGTCATTGCGTCACCGCCCCCGGCGTTCCGTTTACGAATCGGTCGAACATCTCCATCACCTTGCCCCCGACCGTTTGGATGGCCTGCTGAATGCCGCCCGCATCTTCGACCGCGCCATTCACCCTTGAGAGGATTGAATCGCTGACCGGCGCCGGCTGCTTCCACCCCGCGTCGGTCCCTGGCTTGTCCTCCGGGTTGGCGGGCTCCTTGGTTTCATAGGTCACCTCACCTTCGCGAATCTCTTCCAGGTAGATGTTCGCCGCGATCATGCGGGCGCCATCCTGCGGCATTCGCGCATAGTCGTAGCCGGTGATCGCCGCATTGATGTGGACGTACTCGGGCGTGATGACGTGAAACAGCAGCGTGGACTTTGACAGCAGTTCCAGCTGAGCGATGAACAGGCCGCGTAACGTCGCGTCACCGCCGCCGCGAATCATGGTCACGGTCGCCTGATAGGGATTCGCGACCTTGTTGTAGCTGGTGAAGGAGCCTTTCTCAACCGGCGCCTGGGACACCTGGCTGTTGTTCTGGTACTTCACCGAATACACGGTGTCCGCCAGCATGATCGGAATGCCGAACTGGTTGAAGATGCCCCACTGATTGCCGAATATTTTACGGATCAGGGTCGCGCCGCCGAAGCTGATCAGCGCGCCGGTGCCGGACGATACGAGCCCTTTAAAATCGGGGATGCTGGGTAGCCCTGGAATCGTCATAGCGTGCCGCCTCCCAATTGGTTAATAAGCTGACTGCTGCGCGATACGCCCGCCGCTACACCTGCAGCAGTGGCTTCCGGCAGGGTAGTCGCTGAGGTCTGCACGGTGACGCTGCCAATGGTAACTTGCGCGCCACCCTGATTGTTAGAAGTGCCGCCGCCCGGAGCGCCTGGAATGCCCGTCATCTGGATGGCTCTTTGCGCGCCCATCCAGTCCTGCCCGTGCGCCTTGAACTGTGGCGACTCCACCGCCTCTTGGCGGCCAATCGTGCCATCTCCGTTTGTATCCCACACTTTGTTCAAGTCGTAGGCTTTCGAGCCCTTCTTGTAGCCAGACCCCGCCACGGCCTCGTAAGCCTCGCCGACCGTGTGCGTGCGACCGTCAGAGAAGCCTCGCTCCTGGAAATAGCGCTTGACCACTTTCTCCATTTGCTCATCGAAGCCCATGGCACCCAATTCGTCTCGGGTGTTCCCGTAATACTTGCCGTCCGGGTCGGCCATCTTTTGAATCAGGCCGGTGGCCGATGAGTTCGGGTTGCGTGCGTTAGGATCAAACGTTCCGCCCGTCTCAAAGGAGATGATCTGTGCAAGATCGTTAGGATCTAGGCCGAGTTGCTGGGCGATCCTGGCGATAGAGTTGGCGTTGTCATTAGAGAGCCCGCCGCCCGCAGCGCCGCCACCAGACGAGCCGGAGCCTGAAGAGCCTACCCAGCCCGCGAGCTTGTTTTTCATCCAGTCGAAGGCGCCACGTTGCGCGCTGGAGATGGTGCCCTCCTGCTCGGGGTCGTGCCCAAGCATGGTGTCTATTGCGCCAACGACATGGCCAGAGGCGGCCTGACCCACATCCAGAAGGGTGCCCGCCATTTGGCCGGGGATCTTCTTTGCCAGATCGAAGGCGTCACTCCACCGGCCTTCCATCACGGCGCCGATCAGTTCGAGCATGGTTTTCATCGCCGGGACCGACTCGAAAATGTCCTTGCCCAGTTGCTTGAAGGCGTTCGCCAAGCCCCGGACGGATACGCCGTTTTCGTCGATGATGCCCTTTTCATGCAGCCACTTCGAAAACGCTTTCTGCGCCTCGTCAAGCGAATCGTATCCGGTCAATAGGCGTGAAAAGCCTTTGGCCAGGCTGTCCACGGACACGTTGGTGCCCTTGATGTAACTATCGAACTTCTCCCAGTCGAACAGCGACTTTCCGCCCTCAGACCAGGTTTTGTAGTCGTCGTACAGCAGGGCGAAGCCAGCAGCCAGGATCGCCACCACGACAGCCGTTCCAAGGATCGGCGCCACCAGTGCCAATATGGCGATGCCTGCCTTGACCAGCGCCGGGATGAGCAGAACCGTCACCGCAATGGCGATGCCCTCGAAGAAGTTGCGCGCCGTGCGCTCGTTGCGCGCCAGGTAATCCATCCAGCCCGACACCACTTTGGTGATCTTGAGCAGGACGGGAATCAGGGCGTTGGCCAGCATGGTTTTCAGGCCTTCCCATTGCGCGGCCAGGAATGCTTGCGCCTTGCTCAGTTCGCGACTGGCGGCAATATCCTCTTTGCTTGAGACGTAGGCCTTTTCCTGCATGCTGAGCATTTCTTGCATGGCGTCACGGCCCTGGATCAGGGCGCTGGCCATGCCGTCATCCAGCCCCATCGCCGAGGCAATCGCATAGGCCTGCTGCGGGTCCATCTTCGACAGCGAGTCAGACATATCGAGCAGCACGTCATTCATCTTGCGCACGTTGCCCGAGGCATCGACCACGCCGACGCCGAGCGCGCTGAAGAACGGGATCAGCGAATCATTGCCCATCAGCACCATTTCCTGAATCCCTTGGTTCAGGCTTTTCATGGTGTTTTCAGCGGAGGCGCCCGCGCCGCCCAGGCCGGCAACGGCGGTGTCCATCCCTTTGATGTCTCGGGCAGTCGAGCCAAGACGCTTGGACATGAAGCCCAATTGATCGTTGGCGTTGGAAATGGCGGTGGTGAATTTGACGATGGCGTTAGAGCCAGCTATCGCGCCAAGGAAGGCGACGGCCTTACCAGTCAAAGCCACGAAGGCCTGTTGATTCTTGGTGAGCTGCTTGCTGGAGTCGCCCAGCTTGGAAGCCATATCATCGACTTTCTTGCCGGCTTCATCAGACGCCTCCCCGGTGCCCTTGATCGCGGCGCGCAGCTTTTTCTCGATGCCCTCAGCCTGGCCCGCCTCGGATCGAAACTTGTCCAGTTCGATCTCGATACGCATGACCAGTTCATCGACCGTTACCGAGCTCATCCTGTAATTCCTTAATCAGTGCCTTGTTGTGCGCGGACACCTGATGAAATTCGATCATCGTGATGGCGTCTTCAAGCGTTAGGTGCGCGTCAAGATCAGCGTAAGTGGCCAGGCCATTGTCGAGGACATAGAAGGCCTGGCTACTCAGGTTTACGCACCTTGCAAACGCCTCGGTGTTCAGAGGCATCTGCAACCCATCGGTTTCGATTACTGGGTAACGCCGGCCGTTAAAAAATCGAGGTTGACCTTGATCGATTCGATGCGAAGTTTCCAGAGTGTGGAAATGCTGGTCACGTCGGTTTCGATAATCAATGGTCGTTCCGATCCACCGGGCAGGCGCAGGCGAACGTCTTGCAGCACCTCGTCCAGCAGGTCTTGAGCGGTGACATCATCAACACCGCCCAAGGCCTTCAGTGCCACGCTAACCACGCCCGCCATGTCCAGCAGACCACGGAACACTAACTTGCCGTTTTCGTCGGTCGTGGTCAGGCCGGAAATATCAACGCCGCCCTTGCACAGCGACAGCGCCACGCGGTTGGCCCAACGATCACCGCGAAGAAGAGGCATCTTCTTCACGATGAACGTCTTGCCGGCGTCCGTGCCGTCCTCGATGATCACGTCCTTGGTGGTAATCACGAGATGGATTCCTCGCTGTTGATGACCATGTTGAAGACGTACTGCGTGCCGTTGATGAGCTTCTGCGCGGAAGGGCCGCCACCTTGGCTAACCATGAAGCCGCTGGCTTGGATACGACGGCCAATCGACGGAATGGTGATATCCAGCGTGCAAAGGCTGGTTTCTTGGTTGGCGTTGCACCAGGCGCGGTACTGCTCCATCTGCAAACGGCTGGCGCTGTTCGCTTCGAAGAAAACCGTCACCGGCACCTCGTGCGCGACCCAGCCGCCCGACTGCTTGCCGTCCACGCCGATGCGAGTTTCGCCGACGGTGGCATCGCCGAAGCCGAAAGCGTTATCGACCTGGAAGCCCTGGAGCTGGATCGCCTGATCGTAGTAGCCCGCAGCGGTGAACATAACGACACTGTTGGCCGCCGTGATCGTGCGGGGGTTCTGAGACATTGTCATGATGCGTTCCCCTTATTGAACGTTGATGGAGGCCATGTTGACTTCTTGAACCGATCCGCCGTCTGTGTACCAGAAGGTGAACGGGAACGAGCCACGGTTGCCGCGCGTCTGCGCATCCGGCGTCTTGATGTCGATGGCCCAGCCCTTGGAAAGCAGGGAAGGCACAATGTTGAAACCGGCCTGAGTGTTGATGATCGACTTCTGTTGATCGGTCAGCGCTGCAGGATCAATCAGCGCAACGATGCCGCCGAATTTGAGCATTTCACTGATCGGGGCGGAAGCTGCTGCGCGGTGAATCGCCTTGCCCGCTTCGTTGTACGGGATGAAGCCGTAGCTGACGAGCATGGTCACCATCGCCAACTGGAACTGCGCATTCAGGTAGATCTGGTTGACGTAGTTGTCCAGCCACTTGAACTGACCCGATACGGCGCCGTTGACGTTGAAGGTGAACTCATCGTTGGCAGTCGCGAACTCGCCGTAGAAGGTGTAGCCGTTGCTCATCAGCGCGGTGTATTCGCCTTCTTCGGTGATGGTCGCGGCAATGCCGGCCTGCTTCATGAACATGATGTTGCGACGGCCGTTGGTGCGCTTGAAGTCGATGGCCGCGATACCGCCACAGACTGCCGCCACTTGCTCGATGGTGCCGTAGTAAGGGGTCGTGCCGTTCTGCTCGGTTTCAGCCAGCCATGCGCCGAAGCTGGCGTCGTTGTTGGTGACCAGCGCCGTGCCGTCAGTGTCCTGGGCGATGTAGGCGAAGCGGCTGTTCTGCAGCGTCACCCATGCGGACATGGCTTCTTTGTCGGCGCGAATCTGCTCGGCAACGTGGGTGATGACGCCGAAGTTCTGGGTTCTATTTAGGACGTATGCCATCAACTCGGCGTCGGTCATTACAGCGCGGCCGTTTTCTTTCTGCGCGCCGGCTGCTTGATCCAGCTTGATCGCCAGGCCGACAACGCCAGAACCGAAGCTAATGTTGGCGGTGGCGCCAGTGTCAACGGTGGTCAGCTCGAAACACTGTTGCTGCTCGTTGTAGTCGCCGACGAAGTTGCTCACGTCGGTCAACAGGGCGGCAGCTTCGGAGAAGCTGGTGACTGCCGAGAAGTTGACCGGCACAGTGATCGGCGAGCCGTCAATCGTTACCACCAGATCGCCGACAATGGCCTTGAGCTGCGTCAGCGTCATATTGCGCACACTGGCGCCGCGCAGGATGGCAGGCAGTGCGGCAGACGGGTTCTGCACGACGTTCAGCGCACCAGGCACCTTGAAGGCACCGTCATAGCCGAGGAAATAGCGGCCGGCAAAGGTGTATTCGGGCGACGTCAGGCCGTAGAAAGCGCCAACCTCGGCAGCGCTGCCAAACTTTTGCACGCCGATCGTGCGTTCAGGACCGCTCACAATGAGCAGGGTGTTCATGGCCAGCGGATTGCCGCCAGTGCCGATGGCAGACGGGTTGATCGTGACAATGCGACTTGCCGGGATAGACATATCAGACTCCTGATACTGGGATGATGGTCACACCGGCGCGGTCAGTGAAATCCTGCACGACGGTAACTTGTGGATTGTATTGCAGGCCGACATCAATGATCCATCGGTCTTCGTACTGATTTGAGTCGTTGACGTAAATGTGTCGGTCATGCGACTGCACATAGAGTGGCTGGCAAGTGGTGAGCAGGTCGCAGGTGTAGCCAGTGCGCCAGAGGTTGGCCACTACCCGGCTGCGCGCCTCGGCATTCACGCCGTAGAAATCGATCTGCATCCGCACTTCGACAGAGTTCTGAATCGCGGCCTCGGTCGGCGGCAGATTCGTTACGACGGCAATGTCCAGGTTCTTGGAAAACAGCACCTGCATCACCACCGCCTGATTAGGCAGTGGGTTGTTGTTCTGCGCCGCTTGGATGATCTGCAGTTCGGAGCCAGGAAACAGGCCGAGCAGGAAGGTGCGCACGTCCTTGTAAATCTCCTGCTGCGTGACGTTCAGGCTCGCCATGCGATCACCCGCGTCCACGTCGCATAGGACTCAACCACCTGATCGACCATCCACACAGCCGGATCTTCTTCGCCATAGGCCGGGAAGGTGAACTTCGACGAACCTTTTTGCAGCCAGCGACGAATACCGTCAATGGTGCCGTAGGCGTAGATCGCGATGAACTGGCCCTGCTTGTTGTTCAAGTCGAGGTTGTACTTCTCGGTCGAGGTCATCGACTGGGTTTGCACCTCGATCTGCTGCGACAGGAACGACGGAACCTGATTGCCGTAATCGTCCACCGTAAACCCGGTATTCACCTCGAGGGTGACGACCTGGTTTGGGTTGACGTTCTGCGTGGCCATGTTGGCCAGTCCGCGCACGTTAATCATTGCTCAATCTCGTAGGTGAAGGAGTTGCGCAGCAGCTTGTCGTTGGCGCGCAAGGGGGCTTGGTAGCCCTTGGATTTCACAGTACTCGGCGCGTTCGGAGGATCAGTCCAGGTCATGACCGACTCTTTCAGTGCGTCAACCATGAACTCGCCGGCGATGCGCACCCCGAAATCCACGCCGCCATGCCTAATTGCTTTGGCAATGGCCTCTTTCAGGGCCTCCTTGTTGTTCGCAACAGCGGTCCGAAAGAAGGGCCTCGACGGAATGTTCAGCTCGTAGTCAGGGATGACGACCTGTCGCTCTATGCTGGCCTTGGACTCCTTCACGAATCGGCCGCCATTGGCAATGTTCCCGTCCTTGTCCAGCTTGTGATAAACCATGCCGTATCGGCTTGGCACAATCCCTTTGTAGCCGTACTCATTGACATATCCAACGAACGAAACTTTCTGCCCGTCGGGATACGTCTTGTCGCCCATGATGCCGACCTTCAAGGCAAGATTCTTGGCGGATTTAGTCCGCCCGAGAATCTTATTGATCATGTCGGTCAGCTTGCTCATTGGGTGAACGTCCTCTGCACAGGCATAGGCGCAATGCCCAGGCGGTAGACGGCCGAGCGATAGCGCTTGGTGAGCTGCCAGTACATCGCGCCCCACGGGGTTTGCAGATACCAGCGCTCGTTGTTGCCCATGGTGCCGTAGTCCAGCGATACCGATACGGTGCCCTCGGTAGCATTGGAGATGCGACCCACGACCGGGTTGCCTTTCTCGGCCATGCCAGTGATGGTCGCAATGTGCGCCACCAGCAGATAGAGCATCCGCTTGCGCGCGCCCAAATCCTTGACGACGCTGCACTCGGTGTTATCGAGGAAGGTTTCCGCCATGGCGAAGTAGTCCTCAAGCTGCACATCGGTGGCAGTTATCGAAGGGTACAGCGCCCGGAATTCAGCCGGGTCGAAGACTACGACGTCATCCATGGCTAAACGTCCGACTTGCCGAGAACGCCGGCCTTGTCAGTTTCCTTGATCTGCGGCAACTGCTCGAAGCCAGATTTCTGTTCTTTGTTGTCCTTGGACTTGTCCTTGGCGCGCTTCTCCGATTCCTCGGCGAAGATGAATCCATTCTTGACCAGCTTGGAGTCGGCGTGTTCTTTGCTCCAGGCCTCCCACAGGCTTGCTGGAACGTCGCGAGTGATGCCGTGCGACAGGCCTGCAATCTCGTTGTTGTTCCAGCCCAGAATGCGCACGCGCGGCGAATCGCCTACTTGCATGTGGATGCCGTTCGGAAGTTTGCAGCCGATGGTTACAGTGCTCATTCGCCGCTCTCCGCCTTTACAACTTCCATAACCGAGATTTCACGACCTTCGAAAACGACGCGATCAGCCTTTGCGCCATCCTGAAGAGTGAAGGTCTCTACAACAGCGTCGGCAACGTGGTCATGGATAACCACGACAACTTCTTTGTTGCTGGCGCAGTGAGCATTGATCGTTACGGTGGTAGTCATGCAATTCTCCTTCGAAGTAGGGCGAGGCCGAAGCCCCGCCGCACAGTTTAGATTGCCACCAGTGCGCTGGCTACCATGATCGGGCGATAGATGATCGTGCCCACGGTGCCCTGCGAACGCTTTTGGCGCCAGCTCGACAGACCCAGCACCATCGGATGCACACGCATCTTCTCGGTGAAGGTCGGCTCAACGGTGTCCACGCCTTCGTAGCTCTTCACGATCAGCTTGATCGCCTCGCCGGCACCGGTGGACATCTCCGGCGCGGTCTGAACTTCCATGTTCGGGAAGTTCTTTTTGATCTGATCGCTGACGTTCACGTTGTACTGGTTGGTACGAGTGAAGGTCGCTTCTGCCTGGGGAGACAGGAGCAGGATCATCGGAGTTTCACGGTCGATCAGGCCGGCAGTCTGCTCGACCAGTTCGCCGTAGAGCTGAGCGATACCGGCGTAGACCACGTCACCGCCAGCGGCCACCCAGGTCGGCAGGGTAACGGCAGCCAGCAACGACGGATCGTTCAGGATGCCCCAGTTGCGCAGACCGGCAACGCCGTTGAAGTAGGTCTTGTTCTGGAACTTGTTCAGGGTCAGCGCGGCGCTGATCTGCTTGCGCGAAACCCAATCCAGTTTGGCCGCACCGGCACGCTCTACTTCCCGCTCACCCAGTTCGATGATGGTCTGGTAGTAGTAGGTGTCACGGGCTTCCCAGTTGACGTTGGTGCCGCTCATGCCGCTTTCGGAGAAGTCGTCGTAGGACGAGGTTTCGCCGGTCGATTCTGCGATTGGGAATTGCAGGAAGTCGTCAGTCCACGAACCTTTCTTCGTCTCGCCGAAGATCTGGCCAGCCTTCATCGGCTCAACCAGGAACTCGACCACGCGAGGGTCCACGAAGGTGGTGAACAGCGACAGGATGCCGGCGTTGGGCGCGGTGAGCAGAGGCGCGGCGTCACTCGCGGTGCCACGAATCTCGCGATTCAGGCGCGCCTTATCGGCGTCGGTCAGCATGGTCGGCGCGATGCCGGTGGCGAACACAATGCCCGCGTTTTGTTGCAAATCATGCAAGTTCATGCTTGCCCCCTTAGATCGAGAATCGAGTGATTTTGACGAGCGCGCCAGATGCGGCGGCCTCGGCAAACACGAAGTTGGTGACTTGGTTCGCGGTCACTACGTCGGTGACGGCACCGGTAGCGGTGACGGCGTAAACCGGAGCACCAACAGTGACAACAGCCGGCGCGACCACGTAGAAGTCGCCATCGGTGAAGAGTGCCACTTCCTTGCCTACCGGAATGACCATGCTTGCAGCAGCGCCCAGTGCGACGATGGCTTGGTTGTTGCGATGCACGAAGCCCACGCGGCGACCAGAAGCGAACGCGGTGTAGACCTTGCCGGTCGCCAGGTCGGCGTAGGCGAATTGGCCTACGGTCAGAGCCTCGGCAGCAACCAGCGAGCCTTCACCGGCCAGCATGGACTTGCGCGGGTTGGTCGAAGCGAAATCGCCAGCCACACCGCGAGGCAAATCACGATTGAGAGAACGTTGAAAGGTCATGGCTTACCCCTGCTTGAAGCGAGTAGTGAGAGTGGAAGGCGCGGCGTCTTGGGCGATATCGCGTACCGGCTTGACGTCACGCTGCATGGCAACCAGAGCCTTGAGGCCGGCTTCGTTGATGCCGTCGCAGGCAATGCCTTTCTGCTTGAGCGCGTAGGCGTAGATCGCTGCGGCGTCCGGGAAGCTGTCGCAGGCGATACGTCCAACGATACTTTCAACGGCATCACGGGCGGCGTATTTGGATTCGATCTTGGCGCCGACAGCAGCGGCGATAGAGTCAGCGTCCATCGCGGTTCTGTTTAGGGCCTCTTTTTTATCGGCAGCCTCTTTGGCGTCCGCTTCATCCTTGGCGATCTTTTCCTCGGCCTCTTTTTTCTTGGCGTCGGCTTCTTCGTCTTCGGCGGTCAGGAGGTCAGGATCGCCATCAGCACCAACCAGCTTATCCATCTCTTCATCACCAACAATGGCGCGAAGGGCCTTTTCAAACTCGGGAGTTACGCCATCTTGCGCAGTAGCTCGCAGGCGGGCAGTAATCAGCTGCACCGCGCCTTTTTTCAGTTTCATGTTTAACCTCATTTCAAGGGGAAGTGCATCACTGATAACCGCATCACGCCCAATTCTACCACGCTCAACCAATGCTAGATGGTTGCCGTGGAGATTGCGCATGACGCCATCATATGGCTTGCCTTCGAACACTCCGGGCGTCATGTCCGGGTCGTAGTAGTAGGAGTATGACAACTCCTCCATTTTTTCCGCTTCGATGAGGGCGATAGCCTCTTCGTCCCAGAAGGTCAGGTCGGCATACAGCTTGCCGTCCGCATATTCCACGTCAGAGCCGATGGCGCCAACGGTAAGTTCTTTTTCGGGCTTCTTGGAATCGACGTAGATGTGCTTGAAGAGGATCTGCTTTCCCTTTGCGGTGTCGGCAGTCTTTTCGAGCTCAGCAGGGTCGCGAAGCATCTGATAGATGCGGGCAGGATCAAGACCGAGCTTTTCATAGCCGACGATCTCGCTCCCGAAGTAAGGATCAACCTGAGCCTTACTGATGATCGTGCGAGCAATGCGCAAGTGTCCGCTCTCGTCGATAGAGCGCACGGAAGAGTCAAAGGCGATGTTTCTTGTCACGGCAGAACCTCGTAGTTCATGAGCGCCACTGTATAACTATACACTACCATTCCAGTACGCTACTACTGGTGCAGCCGCAGTTAATGGCCTGGCCTGGAAGCACCCACTCGCCGTCGAGATACATGCCCTTTGCGATATCGAACTCTTTGCCGTTGGCCTTTACGTGAGATTGCCGCGGCTCTTTGGCTGCTGCAGAGTGGCGCCATATGGCTTTCTTGATTCCCAGCTCTTGGCGGCGCGCCTGCTCCATGACGGCGTGGACCTTGTTTGACTGGTCGCGGGCGATCAGCTTGGCCCGGTTGCGCCCGATGTGATAAGCGTGCTCCAGGTTGTCGGTCAGGGTCTTTATGTCGAAACCCGCCTCGACCGACTCCCACACGTATTTCTGCACATCGCCCAGGTACTCGCCAGGGATCGACTTAATCAGGCCGACGTTCACGCCGACAGCGGCACGCATCGCCTCCTTGGTCACATCGGTCAATTGCAGGTTGACGGCAAAGCCCGACTTCTTGAGCGTTGCGCTCAATCCTCGATCCAGAGCCCCGGCAGTCTGCCCAACGAAGCGCCGCGCCATCTTCTGCGGCAAGTCGTTCAGGCTGGTCATCCACTTGGCAATGATGGCGTCGATCACGCGCCCGAGGATGTCCCGCGCCGCGTCCATGGCAACCGGCTGAGGCGCCTGCCAGTTATTGGCGACCGCCTGCATCACCTCGTTGCGCGCACTGCGCAGAAGGCTATTCAGCTCGGCGCGGTAGGACGCCCGAACCCCGACGTTAGGCCGGAAGTCGGGCAGCACTACGCGCTTACGCTTTACCTTATTCGCCATCATGGACGGTTGGAAGGCCACATCCTACACATGGATATTCACCCTGCTGACCATCAGGGATCTGCCCGCAGATTCCGCAATGAGCTGCTTGATCGCCATGCTTTTTCAGGCAGATCACAGCCACATTGTCAGACATGAACTCGCCAGCGCCTTCAGAAAACCACTGAACCCACACTTTTGGTACGCTGGCGCAATCATCAACATCAGACACAACAACCATGCGCGGGCCTCCTGACTTGATTTCAACTACATCGCCAGCCTTGATATCGATCATCATCATTCCTCTGATTTATTGGTGTTCGGTTCGTTGAAATCGGAATCATCGTAGGCACTATTCAGGCCCTGGCCCTCCGGCACGTCGTCTACGTCAATCCCGTTGAACGGGCTCTGCTCGTCCTTCGACAGTGCCTGGCGGGCTTCCTGCGGCGAGACAATGGCAGCCGTGACCAGTTGCGCGGCGTTTCGCCCGTTGATGTCCTGAACCTCGGCCAGTTCCTTCGCGTTGAGCTGGTACAGCGGGTTGAATTCCCACTTGATCGCCGGATCGATCTCGCCGAACAGGCTCAACTGAATCAGGTCGGAGAACGTCTTGATCATCGGCCCTACATGGGCTTCGTTCTGCGCCATGATGTAGTCGTAATAGACTCGAATCTCTCCATCAGTGCTATTGCCGATGCCGCCAGGAGTGATGCCCAGCAGCTTAACCAATGGAATGTGGCTAGGCCCCGCCATCTGCTCTTGGGCTCTGGTCAGTAGCTCTGGCAGGCTGGTCAACGGCGTGTTGATCTGGTCCAGCTCTTCGCTTTCCTTGTCCAGCAGCATCATGCCGCTGTTCTCGCGGAAGCGGTTGAAGATCCCGGCGCGCAGCCACAGGTTGGCATCGCTCTCGCCGCTCGACAGAATGCCGCTCATGTCGGTAGAGAGGACAGTCAGGCTGAACGCCTGGACGATCTGGGCAATGCTGTCGGCGGTGCGCTGGTAGCGCTCGACGTAGGGCTTCATGAGCTGGAACATCGAGATGCCGCCGAAGTTGTAGGCGGGCTTCAGGATGTCGGGCACTGGACGCATAACCAGTGTCATCAGGCGGTCAGCATGCACCTGCTTGCCCAGTACGAACCACTTGCTTGGGACGTAGAAGTCCGCCTCGGTCGGGTCGTAGGCGTTGTAGGCGCTCGGGGTGGACCACATCGGCTCGATGAGACGGAACCCTTTTAGGGCCCCTTTCTTGACGCCGCGAGGATCGGTCACGAATGGCAGTCCATCGTCGCTATGGTCCAGCTTGATGTAGATCTGGGCTCGGCCCATACCCAACTCAACCTCGATGGCACGGCGCACCAGTTCGCGCACGCCATGCTGCTCAAAGGCGTCATTGATCTGGTTGATTTTCTTCTGACGCACAGAGGCTTGTTCTTCCTCGCGCATCTTGAAGGCTTCAAGCTGGGCGTCGGTCAGGTCTGAGCCGCTGTCGGCGTCCGGGTCGTCAATCTTGAAGCGGCCCCACTCGCGGGTCATCTCGGTGGCGGTCGTCTCGGCCACGGCGCGGTAGTCGCTGGATTGGCTCATGGCGGCCAGGACCGGATAGCCGGGGAAGGTGCCGTAGAAGTTCGGAATGCCGATGGAGGCGTATTCGTAGATCGACTGGCAGCTGTCCATGGCCACGGCGGGCTTCTGGTCAGCCGGAACCACGGAAGGCATCAGCGCGGGAGCGGCCAGCATCACCGGCGCGTCATTCCGCGCCGTGCGGACCTGCTCGTCCTGCATCATGCGGATAATCGTGCGCTGCTGCTTGAGCCTGCGGTCTTCAATGTCGGCAGTCTTCTCGGCCAACTCAAGCTCGCGCTCTTTCAGCTCTGCTTCTTTGCGGCGCTTGCGGCCAAGTAGGTCGATCATGGTCGATGGTTCTCTGGGTTGATATTCAAACCCCGGCGAATCGGAGCGTAGGCCATGATGAAGCCATCGCCAAGGTTGGGGGAAGCCACTTCGCGCTTTTTCATGTCCTTTTTAGATTCTACCTTTACGCGCCCGTTATTGTCGAAGTCGCGCAGCGGCGTGCACAGCTCCATCTTCAGCTTGGACAGGTGGCTGATGGCGCTGTCGATGCTAATTAGGTCCTCTATCTTGAACTTAGGCGGCACGGTTCCGTTCTTGATCGACTCAACCACCAGGTGAGTCAGCAGGAAGCGGTCGGCAACATCCCACCACATCTGCGCCTTGATGTTGCTGAAAAAGTCCTTGTTCTTGATCTTGGTCTGTCCATAGATCGCCTCAGGGCGGAGTACCTTGCCGCCAGCGTTGAACCCATCGTGCGTGACCCGGCTGTTCGGGTGGTCCTTGTTGAGCACGTTGAAGTTAGAACCACAGCCAGCACCCACACCGATGCTGTCGTAGATGATATGGGCTCCGGCTCCCTGGGCATCGTGATAGGCGCGAATGCAGGACTTGAATAGCTCGTCTTCTCGACCATGCCATTCGTCGGCAGAGCGGGCCACGGAGCCTTTCCGAAGGACGGTAGCGCAAAGATCTTTGCCATCATCGGCGACATCAAACCCTAGCGAGGCTCTGCCTTCGTCCATTCCCGGAATCAGCTTGTGCGCATCAATCGCGGATTCGACCCACGCCGACTTGATAACCGACGTGTCGTCATCGAGCAGGTAGGCGCCTTCCCAAATGTGGTTGTAGAGGTTGATGGGCATCGTCGCTTTGTCATGCACGCGAGACTCTTCAAGCTCCTTGCTGAACCATGGGTTGTCCGAGTGGTTGACGTTCGTCACCAGGGATCGCGGAGGCGGGTTGCTGTCGAAGTTCTCGGCTACCCAGCTATTCGGCCGCTTCGGGTTCCAGATCAGCCATATCTCTGACTTCGGCGCCCGGATGGTGGGGAGCAGGTCAATCCAGCTTGAGTGAGGGACCGTCTCGGCTTCCTCGACGATCAGCAGGGCGATCTGGGCCATCGACTTGACGGCCTCGATGTTGTGCCTCAGCCCCTTGAAGATGAACTCGGTGCCGTTGCTCTTGTGTCGAAGAAAGTCGGTGCCGACGTCGTATTGGGTCTTCAGCCAGGCGCACGACTCAATAGCGTTCTTCAGCTCGGCGTGGAATGACTCCTTGATCGAGTTCTGCAGCTCTCGAGCGCAGACGATGCGTATCGACTCTACAGCCCCCCATACCGCCGCCATCTTGGCCGCGTTGAATGACTTGCCCGATCCGCGACCGCCGCGCCATGCCCTGTAACGCAAGCTGCCACGAGCGGGGGCGAAGCTTGGGATCATCACGGGGGGCATTTCAATGCGGAGAGTTGTCATCTTTACAGAAAAGACATTTGCGATGTCTCTCGCTGGAATCGATCAATAGCCGACGCATAATAATCAGGGTGCATCTCTATCCCGACAAACTCATACCCTGCGTAGTGCGCAGCAATTGCGCTAGATCCGCTACCGAGATGCGTATCTAGAATGCGGTCGCCTTCTTTTGCGTAGTTCGAAAGCAACCATTCGTAAAGCTTTACGGGCTTTTGGGTCGGGTGGATGCGCACCTCTTTGTTCTTCATGCACCCCTGCAGCATCCCTGACCACCTGAACGTAAATTTACGGACTGCAGTTTTAAAACTGGCATAAGCCAGTTCGCAGTCAGCGAAATCACTTTCCCCGGTTTGCTTATCCCATACGATCCAGCACGGGGATGACGGGCTTACTAAGCGGTCAGCAAAATGATTGGCGCCCCAGATTATTTGGTTTTTGGATACTCGTGATAGCTCGACAAAGTACTCCGGGTCTGGCGCACTCTTGTCCCCACCCGAAAATGCCTTGTAGTCTTTTGCAGTCGCCAGCTTGCCGCGAGATTTGTTCCTGTCTCCGCTTTCGCCTATTCCATAGGGCGGATCGACAATAGCCAAATCAAACGCGTCATCAGGCAGCGATTTTAGATAGTCCATGCAGTCGCCGTTTAGCAGGCTGACCTTTCCGTTTTTGAAGTTTTCCATTTTATCCCTTTAAGCCAGGTAAGCATTAAATAGAGTGGCTGGCAGGCGCTTATCTCTGCCACGGCTTGCAAACCGCTGCCACCCTGAAATTATACCGCTACTCGCCATCACTAACCATGGACGGAGCGACGATTTCAATCCTAGTCGGACCTTGCGCCATGCTGCCATCACTGCTGATGTGGTCCACCTTATGCGCCGACTCCCAGCCCTGCATCTTGGCCAGCTGCTGGATGGCCGACAGCCGATCGTACATCTCAATCTTTGGCCCGAACTTTGTCATGGTCACGGACTTGATGGTGGCGGCCGCGATATCTGGAATCTCGGCGCTATCCTTCATTCGCCAGATTGTTTCTCGAACAGGCCCATCAGGCCCGTCAAGCTCTTGCTGGTCGAACTCAAGGATATCCGTAATGGATGTCTCAGCAATCAAGCTGAGGCGCTCAAGGGCTCGCTGACGGGTCATTACGGCCTTGGATGTGGCTGCCTTTGTAAGATCTTCAAGCCTTGCGGCAATCTTGGGGTTATCAAGTAACTCTTTCGCAGTACGGTTTATCGTCTCCGGCTTCATCTTGCCGGCAGCGTATGCAAGTCGATAAGCCTCGCTCGCGTTACCCGTCTCCAGGTACGCAAGGCAGAAGCTTTCTTGTTTGGGGGTCAACGCCATACTGCGTTCCTTATTGGCGACTGTTCATCACTACCAGGCACCGTTGATAGTTCCACTCAGAGAACTGACCGCCGGGGGTCTGAAGAGGAGCCCAGCTGGCCATGGTGACGGTTTGAAGCATGTAGGCGCGAAGCTGCGGGTTTTCGAGCGCTGCAGCTTCCTCGTACAGGTACTCGATGGGCTCGCCGAGGTTGATGCGCTTCATGACGATGTTGGACATCGCTCCAGCGACCAAGCAAAACAGTGCCGGCTTTTGGTGGATGTCGTTAGGGATCTTTGAGTCGGCCATTACCGGCTGACACAGGGATACTGCGATCAATGCTGCTACTGCAAAACTTTTCATAAACATAACTCCGCCAAGGGTTGGTTTTTCGCACCACAAAACTGAATCATCTCAATTTGTGGCGCGCACGAACAGTAGGCGGTCAATGATGCGGGCGACATTGCCGCGCTCTTTGACCGCCAGGATAAGCAACAGGGATAAAAAGATGGTGACGACCGGGGAGATTGAGGGCCAGTGCTTGTACAGGATTATTGAGCCCATGACCTCGATCCACTCGGAGCCAGCTACTGCGGCAATGCAGAAGGCCGTGATGCTCGGGAACAGCTTGTACTTGGCGCCATTGCGTTGGTACATGAACGCCACAACAAAGCAAAGACTGCCGCACAACATGGCGTACAGCAGCGTATGGGCATGAGAAAGACTCATCATTCACCTCTCCGGAGTTTTCCGATAGCGGCGGGTAATTCTGTGAGCCACTTCGGGAGTTTCCCGGTGCTGAAAGTTTCGAGAACGCTGATGCTAACCAATACGATAATCAGGCTGCATCCAAATGCGGCGATGCCGCTGGTCTTGGTCCAAGCCTGGGCGAGCACTTCGGCGGCGGCGTAGTACCCACCAACCCATCCAGCTAGCAAGTATCCGACCCGCTGCGGCGTGCTCAGTTCCTTGGCCCACAAGACAAAGATCAGCGCTCCCACGAACGAGCACACAACCGCGCTCAGGTCGATCTGAGGCAGACAGCTTGCCACGGCAACCCCGGCGATTCCGACAACGGTGCAGGCTGCCGTGGTGGCGACATCGGCCATATTCAGTCCTTTAGTGTTTGTAGCGGAAGTGGGCCGGCGCGCTTTTATCAGATCCGTCAATCAGGTTCGACGCTGAGAAGATCACAATGCCGGCGCTGAGTGCAAAAGCAAGCACGGAAGTAAGCCCTTCATGTTTCGATCCATCGGTTCTTTTTAGGCCCTGGATAATGAAAACGCAAGCCAGGAACACGTTCGCGCTGATGTCCCGATTCATCGAGTAACTGGCCAGGGCCAGCGAGAAAGCCAGACAGCTCCAAGCGGTAGACGGTTTCATTCTCGACCCTTCGTATTCGCGTATTGGTTGATTGTATGCGCTCTGGATTCGTTCGTCATGTCAATATGCTACTTGGCAGATTAACGGGCATGAAAAAGCCCCGGTTTTTATGTCGGGGCTTTTGTGCCTGACTGTAGCTTTGATCCGAACTGTCTCAGGCTTCCCGGATTGATGCAGATGGCCGGCGCTGATCTCCGGCCTTTCAGGTTTAGCCAGCGCGCTTATCGACGATAGTCGCGCATGTGCTGGCAACATAGAGCCTCGTCTTGCTCCGTCCTCCTGATTGCGTCTGCGCGCATCAGCCTGCGCATTCATCTGCATCTGGCAGCCCTCCCTGCGTGCTCCCTGGCTAATCCAGAGTTTTACGTCTGGGTGGGTGTTCGCTGACTGGGGGAGAGCTGTCAGATAAAGACGATTCCGCATGTGCGGGCTGGCGGAAGCTGTTCTCCGCGTCGCTGGCGTTGGTTGATCTTGGCAGATGGCGACTCTTATCGTTCAAGTGCGCTTGTGGGTCACGGGACGGCACACCCTTTACAGGGAATCCATAACATCTGCACTGATCCAGTATAGAACAACCAGCTTAACTCTGTGAAGGCCTTTTGAGAACCTTTAGCCGAAGATAATAACTAGCGGCCCAGTCAGCGCCAGAGCCCAGCCAAGCAGGGCAATCGTCCTTACCATCCGGTAGCTTTCATCCTTATTAACCCATGCCATCCAAAGAAATCGTTCCGTTCCGGTAAATGCCCGACCATCAAGCTTTTCGCGAACAATCTGCGACATGGTTTCGTACTTCATGGCCTTACACCTCGCGCAATCCGGTCCCGGCGAATCAGGCGGCGGCAACCCTCAAGGCATCCCCCGGCCAGCAACAGCATGAATCCGAAGTACAAGTGAATGATCATGCGGCCACCTCCGGCTTTCTGAAGGCGATGAGCAGGATGAAGAACGTGACCATGAAGCTCGACGCTGCAAGGATGGCGTGACCAGTGAAGATAAGCGCGTAGAGGCTGAATGCCGTGCTTGCCATTCCGACCCATGGGCTTTTGCGCAACTTATCCGCCACTTCGCCCTTGACCGCTCCGCAGAACAAGGCCAGCCACGCAATGACGTTCATGACAAGCGTCACGTAAAAGGCGAACTGATGCAGCGGGTCGATGCCAGACAGCAGCGCGAGACTGAACAAGGTGCTGATGAGCGCCGAGATAAACTTACTTTTCATGCCGTGGTCCTTTTGAGTTCGCGAGTCTTGGCCCGGTATTGGGCCGCCATATCAATCAGATCCTGCGTCGAATACTTCCTTGGCTCTTGGTCGCACTCCAGCGCCTCGACCGCCTCTAGCCCTATGCGATCAATCAGCCCTATGCGGTAGGCCACGACGTTACCAGAGAGGAACTGATTATCGTGCTTACTTTGGGCATGGGCGTTGCGCTGGTCGAAGCGCAAATGTGGCGATGAGCCAACCGAGCGATAGTGCCCGCAATCGGTCATGTTCCCGGACCAATCCAGGGCGCGCCCGCTTGAGATGCAAGGATGGCCGGCTACACGATCACGCCAGCGGATGAACTCGTTGAACGACCTCTGACATTCCTTCATGTGGTCGGATCTCGTCTTGAGCTTTTCCTTGCGCTCTTTGGTCTGCGTGCGCTCTACCTGGACGAGTGCCTTTTTCGCCCTATCCTGATTCTTCGGCGCATCAATAATCGCGCAGGCCGGCGAGCAAACCGCCTGCCCCATGCGAGCAGGGACGAATAAGGTTCTGCATGATTCGACCCGGCATTTCTTCGGGCGCGGCTTCTTGGCTTGCAGGGTCATGATGGTCTCCGCTCGCCGTAGATGGCGTACATCAGGTCATCAGGGTGCGGAAGCAACAGCTGCAAGTGCTCTGCACAGTAGGCGTCCAGCAGTTCAAGATACTGAGTCATCTCCGCGATGGTGAACTTGCGGGTCTTGGCTCGGCCGACGCGGTACCGGGTGCCGTCTGGTAGTTCGACCGGATGAACCTCGGCCGGCCACAGCTTAGATACCAGAATCTCGTGCCACTCTTCGGAACTGGCGAGCTGGCCGAAAGACTCGCGCAGATGCGTCTGGATAAGGCCGTTCCACATCCACAGCATTTTGTTCTGCGCGTCACTGCGCTTGCTGCGGACTTCGACGATTGTCAGCTTGCGAGGCTTGGACAGGTCCAGCGCGGTCAGATAGCCGATCAGACGAGTACGGTCTGACTCGTTGCGAAGCATTAGGTCAGCCATGATCGGCCTCTTTGAACATATCGATTTGCGGTACCGGGGTGTCGCGGACGATGATCGCATCGGCGATTCGTTGCTGGGCTGTCTCGAAATATCCGCTGTCGCGTTCGATGCCGATGAACTTCCTACGCAAATTCATACAGGCAACACCCGTAGTGCCGCTTCCCATGGTGTTGTCCAGAATTACGCCGCCCTCATCTGAGTAGGTGCTGACTAAGAATTCCATCCAGGCGACTGGCTTTTGAGTCGGGTGGTAGCTGGCGGTCTGCTTGTCGCTTGAAAAGAACTGCACTGAACGCGGGTACCGCTCGGTTGAGTCGTACTCGGTGAGGTTCAGTGCCTTCCCGTAGCACTCGGATTCCACCGACTTCCGCTTCGACGTCTTGCGCTCATGTCCGGTTGTCATGCGTGGGTTGTATACCGGCTGCTTGCGGTAGAAGACCTGGGCGCTTTCATGAGCGCGCAGCGGCTGCTTCTTGGCGTTCAGGAATCCGGTTGCTGCCCCTTTCTCCCAGATCCATTCGTACTTGTAGTGCTTTGGGTTGCTCGCAACCAGCATAGACGCGAACGGCTGCGCAGCACAAAGAACTATTGCCGCTTCCGGCTTGGCGATCCGCAAGTACTCCAACCAGAGCGGCTCGAGCGGGATGATAGTGTCCCATGCGCACTGGGTCGTTCCATAAGGCAGATCGGCTAGCACCATATCAACACTGGCATCTGGCAATGACCGCATCACCTCCAGGCAATCGCCGCGCATAAGATTGAATTCGCTCACGCCGGCACCTCAAGGGCCTTTTCAGGTTCTATTTTCTTTGAGTCAAGTATAGCTTTTGCTGACTTTTGCGAAGCGCTCATCAAAAAAGATATCCCCTCGTCAGGGTCATCACTGATCGTTACATAGGCATCGCCTATTTCTTCTGTGCTCATACTGTATAGAGCCAGAGCGGAAAACAGCTCGAACTTGGACGCGCCATTATCTATAGGCATGAAAAGATCACCACCATACATCCAGTTGGTGTACATGCTTTTCATAACAGTCGCATGAGACATGGATGTTGCCCACTTTTCATCACGGTCAGATAATTTTTGAATTCTATCTTCCTCAAGGAATTCATAGCTAAATCCTGTTTTAATTCTTTCAGCCTGCTCCGAGATTGCTTTCATAATTTCCTCTTGGTCATCACCTGGAAATTCAACTCGGATTATTTCTGAGACTTTTTCAATACATACGCCCTTGAACCACTCCCCACCATGCCTTTCTGTGCAAATACAAGCACAATAATCTTTCAATCTTTTTTCTGCGGAATGCGTATGAAGCAACTCTCCTGAGATTATTGATTTTACAGGCTTAGCACCCCTGATTTTTGAAACGCTTATATGGCTGTTTATTCTTTTCGATGCATCTCGACCTCTTCCGATCTTTATCCAGCCATCAGAAAACATCACAGCATAAACCTGTCCTTTCCCATAAAGCTTTGTTCCGATCATATTCTCACCCACAAAAAAAGGCTTAAGATTGCACCGGTAGTAGACCTGCTGGGCCTGGATCGAGGGGGAACTCAACCCAACAGGAACGGTGCAATCTTAAACCTTTGTTACCCTCGATCCATTAACACCGGGCTACTACACCCGAACTCACATCATACCGCTACTGGCCTGGATTGGCCAATGGGTCTTTGCTCATGGCGGCGTCGATCTGGATATCAGCCTCATCAAGACAAACAACGGCGCTTAATGAGTCTGCTCCCCAATGCTTTCGCATGATGCAGAAGTCTGATTTTCCTACCGATACATCGCTCCTTATCCACCGATAGCGCTCGGCGTCCTTGCGCAGTTCTTCATTCTCAGCCTTCAGCCTTTCTATCTCGCACCCTGCGCACGGGGAATGACCGACTACTGGAAGGGCGGCGTGCTTTTCGCATGATTGGCTCATGGCTTGATCTCCAGTGATGCGCGGGCCTGCCATGCCATCCAGCGACCTACCATGATTCCGCCCTCCGGCCATACAGAGGCGTGCCACGCTTCAAAGTCTGCGCGCTCATCCTGCTCAGCCGGAGCGCTCGGCTCTGCGCTGGCGGATAGGGCCTGCATCAGCTCAGCATAAAGATCGTGGCAAGTTGGCCGAACATGGGCGGCGGCCTTCTGGATAAGCGCATCCCGCTCCGCCATCCTGGCGCGCAGATCCACCAGCTCATCGTTCATTTCGCGGATCACGCTACCCGGCGTACCAGTGCGCTCAACTTCGGCGCAGGCGTCTACTGCATCATCCGCGATTGTGATTAGGTCAGAAATCATTGCTTTTCTCCTTTCACCTTCAGGCCAGCAGCTTCGACGGCTTCACGGCAGTCGCGGAGAATGAAATTGCACTCAGCAGCGCAGTGCTGCTCGAAGCTCGGCCGACCATCACCGCTGTCGCCGGTACCGGAGCCTATAGGGTTTTTGGCCGGAAGCTCAATCACCAGCGATTCGCGGGAGGCTTGCCAAGCATCCCACTTCGATTGAACCTCAGTGAAGTAATAAATCTTATCGGCGTTCACGCATCGAAATAGCCGAGCTTGACCGCCGCAAAATTTATTTAGATACCAAGCCTCAAACTCTTCACGCATCTTTTCGACACTCATACCATCCGCTCCTTCGATTCAACGATGACCGCGATCCGCTCCAATCGCTCTTGGGCCTGCCCCGCCAGATTCGCATGGTCGGCCTCATCAACTACCGGCATGACGACGAAACTGATGCCAGCCTTGGCGAAGGCGTGGGCGACTTCAAGGGATTTCCTGAGTTGTACCGGGCTGGCGCGGTTCATGGCTTCACCTCAACACCAATCAGGTCTAGCGCGTCAATCACAGCGTCCGCCTCATCCCATACCGAATGATCGAGCCCCATATCCTCAAGATTCATGTCGCATCGATCTTCGCTCTCGCGGCGAACGCTCCAGATCGCCCCAGCAACAGCCTCGCGTATCGTTTTCTTATCCATTTCTATTGCCCCACAAAAAAGGCTAGAGCGATGCAGTTTCCATTTCTGGAATCGGCGGACATGTTCAGTACATGCACTGCATCGCTCTAGCCTTACTGAATTGAAAGCCCGCCAAGGCTGTTCGCAAATCATACTGGCGGTTAACTTGCTTGGCTAGTGGTTTTTCACGAAACCTCTGCATGTGGCCAAATCAATCTGGCAGAGCGTAGAGCCTCGGCGTGATCGATGGCGGCCTCCAGAACGACCATCTGAAACGACTTGCCGGATGCGCGCACGGTCCAGTTGCGCTTGCTCATACCAGCCCCTCCGGCACATCAACCTCATCGCCGAGCTTGGCGGAGACGATGGCGCGGCATGCGGCGATCAAGTGGGTTTTGCCATGTTCGCACCCGGCAAAATCGTTATGTCCGATAATGGCCAGCAATGAACTCTCGTAGAGGCCGAATCCGATCATGTATTTTTCGATCAGCGGGCCGCCCTGACTCCAGTCAGCCGATGGCGAATAACGATACGGCTTGCACATCCCGCGATTAAGACCTGTCGTGTCAGCGACCAGGATGCCCTCAGCCTTCCCCACAGCCCAATCCAGCGCGGCGCCCGACAAGTCCCGCGTTTTAACCTTTACGAATCCACTCATGATTTCACCTTTACGCCTGCCGCTTCAATGGCCTCATAGACATCGCTGGAATACATCAAAGACCCAATTACCTTAGGCAATTCAATCAGCAGACTCTCCCGTGCCGCCTTCCAGCCCAGCCAGTAATCCGGGAACACCGCGTCGGGCTTTGTGGCCTCCCAATGGGCGCGGCATTCGGCCAGTTGTTGCTGTTCGGGCCTCATGGCCTAGCCTCCATCGTTTCCCGCCACTGATCGTGGATGCGCGCCCGCATGGCACGACTGCTGCTCTTGCCTTCAGAATAATCAATCTCATGCCGCGCATGCATGGCGATCGGCTTGTGTTCGTACCAGTACCACTCGCCGCCTTCGTCTTGGGCCAGGTACTGCGCCCAGGCTGGGGCGTGGACCCATTTTGGCTTACTCATAATTCACCTTCGTCGTCACAAGTCGGGGTTCCAGCCGTGGCCAGCGCCAATACCTTTTCGGCCTTCTCCAGCAGCTCTGGGTATTGGTCGTTCCAGTTCTGCTTGTAGGCCTTAGCCATCAACTCTTTGAGCATTTCCAGCATCTGCGGCGCCGTGCGGATCAGATAGGCGTTTGCCCAAGTCTCATCGCCGATCACGTGCTTGATGCCGTTGTGATCGATTGGCGAAAGGTTTGCCACGCCCAGGTAATCGCCGCCACGCTCAACGCAGATCGAGTAGCCCTCGCGATCTACCAGCCACTCTTCTTTGGTGTGATTGCTCATTCTGAAATCTCCCCTGTATCGACAAACCGCTGAAGGATTGGCAGCAGCTCGGCCACCAGTTCGCGGGTTAAGTGCATGCGCGTCGTCAGCAGCACATTCTTTGGCATCGGGTACGGAACCCAGCCGGTTGTTTCTTCGGTGTCCACGCCGGCCTCCAACGCATCGCTAGCCATGATCTGCGGGCAAGCATCGGCAACGCCGAACCATATTGCGTCATCAGTCGCCAGGCTGCTTTTCTGGATGTTGCAGGTATCGCCGTAGCGATCCGTGAATTCAATGACGTCGAAGCCGCGATTGGTTTTTGACTGGATCATCTTTCGAGCTCCTTCGCGGACTCAAGAACCGCTATTCCAATATCGGTTATTTCAAACCTGCTGCCACCGCACCACCTGACCAGGCCAATGAAGGTCATGGACTTCATGACCCGGCGACTCACATCGTATTCTTGACCGTCCTCGCATGTTTCATTGAATCGGTGAAGTGCGTTTAGATGGTCGTCGCTGATCTCCAAGAAAACTTTCAGGTTCATTTCGCACGCTCCGCAATAAGCGCGTCAGCGTGCTTGTATGCCATGCTCGCCTGGTCTTCGCGGGTTGCATCGGTAGGCCAGTAGCCGCCAGCGATCATCGCGGCATAAACCTTCGCCGCGAAATAATCTCGCATCGAGATCTCATCACTTTCCTCGCGGGGTCTTTTGCATTCCGGCATCGGCACGCCGGTTTTAACTTTTGGCAATTCCATCAGAAACACTCCTTTCCACGTTGTTAGTCGAAATTCAATCAGTCGAAGCGATGTTCGTCGTTTGCTTGCGGCTCAAGCATTTCTATCAAGGCGCTGATCGACTTACTCGCCATGCGTAGCCGGCGAAGCGCATACAACGAGCTAGGGCCTGCCTGCTTGTGACCGCAAGTAGAAAAAAGGCCCACTCGATCAAGCTGCTGAATGGCCAAGTCATGGAGCGCCTTGTGATTGCCAGCGCTAACAGCAAGATCGACCACAACCCCAGCAAGCTGTTCGTATTCGGGATTTCGGTCTATCGCGCCGCTGTTGGTGAGCCCACAGCTCAAGCACGACTCCATGTGTGAAACTCTTTCCTTGCTCATCGCTTAATCCCCATCTTCGCCAGCATTTCCGCCCGCAGTTCGGTCGGTGTTTTTTTGTCCAGCCCCTGATCCTTGATTCGCTGCTTGATCAGGTTTTCATTCGCCTTTTCGGATTCTTCAACGTCGCTCAGCGCCTTTTCATGCGCCAGAAGAGCCTGTGAGGCCACTAGATGCTCTCCGCGCTGCAACTTGGTAGTCAGTTCAGCGTATCGCTTCATAAACCGATTCTGGATCGTCTCAGCCTTCGGCATGCCGGTTCGGATGCTGAACCAATCCGTAAGTTTCCCAGCCTCCTGAACAATCGGATGAGAGAACTTCCACGTTGCCGGGTTGCTGCTGGCCTCTACGGCCTCACGCCAGGCGATGATTGGATCAGGTATCCCAAGATCAGATCCGCCCTCGAAACACATGGCACGGAACTCCGGGGCGGACGGTGGCCATGCTTCACCAGACAGCGCACAAGCCTTTGCCCCCGCTGCGATCTGGTACTTGTCTACGCCTGACAGCGCCTTGCCCCAAACCCCGCTGGCATCCTCTAGACCGTGAACGCTAGTCCACTTGTGCCCATACAGGTCGGTCATCAGCGACCACAATTTTTCCATCAAGATCGTTGATGCGGGAGAACTCGCCTTCGAAGTCTCTTCCGTAGTCATCCATTCCGGACGTGAATAGTTCGGCTGAGCCCTGAGCGCTTTGTCCCGCCTCTCGGTCCCGCTCAGCTTGGCGCTCGGCGTTACGTTGGCGGACTTGTTCAGAGAGGCTAGGCTTGCCCGTGCTACCTGCTCCGGTGTTTGGTCTTCCTTCGACATGCGGCCTTACCTCGTCTTCCCAGCGTTCTGCGTTAAGCCATGTTGCGGCGTTTGGTATGAACTGGCCGTCGTCTCTGACCCATCCTTGACTGACCCTGTGACTGGCAAGCCCCTGCATGATCTCGGGGTGCTTATCAGGTTCTATTTTTGACCAAGCTTTGATGGCGTCTTTCTTGCTCGCTTTTTTCGGATAAAGCTTCCAGAACGAATCGAACGACTCGGACGCTAAAACCTTGGTTTGGCGAGAAGGCTTTTGATCTTTATCTTGGTTATTGGTTATTGGTTCTTGGTTAGCATCGTTTTTAGGTTCGTCCGCATTGCGCTCGCTATGCGTTCGCATTGCCTTCGCATTCTTCCAGCGTGCGTTCGCAGAATCTCGCGCCTTTCCAGCCTTCGAGTGGTACTGCGCTATTTCTCGATCACATCGATTGTGATGCCATTCATTTTCGGTCAATTCGAAGTAATGCTTGAGGATCAATCGCACCGTTTTTTCATCCGAACGCACTGCGAACGCAATGCCTTCGCAATCATCATCGAATGGTTTTTCTGACCCGTAGTACGACCAAATCATCCTGAGATACGTCGCCATCTGATGGTCATCCAGATTGGCTGTGTCCTTCAGGAAGTCCCCTATGTGGTGCTGGTAGTAGTGCATTCCACCACCTCAATCTTCGCCGAGGGCTATGAATTCACTTACGCTCATGCCGAGTGCCTTCGCAAGCTTTGAAACGGTGCCTATCCCGGCATGCTGCGAGTTTGCCAGCCTGCTGATGTAGACCTGAGAAACCTTCATATCCCTGGCCATCTCTACCTGCTTGATCTCACGCATCGCCATAGCGATCTTTAGGCTTTTCCCTACGTTCACTTCAAACCTCCTGACCTTTTTCAAGATTCAGATGTTAACCATTAAAATCAGCCCAGTCAAACCTAAATGGTTAATTTGCCAAGCAAAAGAAAAGGCGCCGAGCATCCGCTATGCGGGCTGGGCGCCTTGGGGGTTATCGATGTGATTAGGCCGCAGCTTTCACCCAGCGACGAACGTACAGTTCACAGCCACTCGTTAAGCAGACGCCATTGGCAAACCCCGTGTGTGTTTTCGGAGTGCCGCACCCACAGCCGCATTTCGGTTTGCGACCCGGTCGTTTTGGCCGAGGCTCCATATACCTGATTTGGCCAGCAACACCACCAACCTGGCCCCATCCAGAGATGCCGCCTCGCATTGCAGCAGAGCGCGCAGCCGGTGAAAGCTTGTTCAGGTCAGTCATGGTCGCCCCTTCAGCTCACGAACCGCCTCAACGATCATGTCCGGCTCGCTGTGGTTGTCGATGCCCAGGGC